GCCCGTTGAGTATGATTCAACTAGGACAGTACGTACATATCGCTCAATCCATACCGGCCCAAGTTCTAACATATCGTTCGGGATTGCGGCGAAAGCAGTAAGTTTTAAAGAACCTACTTCTTCATCAGTGAAAGCAGCTGCAATTTGACCAGCGATAGGACCGAATAAATCACCCCATGCATATGTTTTAGTCGGATCCGCATCGATGTAACGAGTAACTGCACCAAGATTTTCTAAACCAATTGCATCAAGTAATGCATGCTCTTGAACTAAATCATCAAATACTCGTTCTTGAGTAGTGACTGGTAGGATTGAATCATCAGAGAATCCACCAGATGTAGCAACCGCATTAAAGAATTTAGTTTCTTCGGAAGTTAAAACATTTTTTCCGCGTTGTTGCAGAATCGAACGATCTAACATTTCGTTATTTACTTCTTTTGTAATTGCCGAAGCCACTTCTGTTTGTAAGGCATCGAAATAATTTTCATACGCTTCAGCTGTTTCTTTTTCCGTTACATTTTCTTTCGATAACACTGCAGTTAATGCTTTCTTTGCATTTTGGAATGTTTCTGATTTATTGAATTTAATTGTCATTGTTTGTTTTCCTCCAGTTTTTTTGAAATTAAAAAAGCCTCACTGCTCTGTTTTGTTTAACAGGCGTTGGCTTTTCAAGTTCCGTATTTTTTAATTGTTGTATTTCATTTTCCTTCTCTAATAGTTGAGCTTTTAATAGCGTAACTTCTTCGTTCTCTTCCACAACTTGTGATGTTGCAGTTGATGTAGCAAAGCCTATATCAAGCGCTTCACTTGCACTAAACCACGTCTCGTTGTCGACCATTGTTTTAATTTCTTCACGCTCGACATTTGCTTTCATCATGTAAATATCAATGATGCCATCTTCGAGTTTTTCCAATACGTCCGCTTCTTTACGGAAATGTTTTTTCGTGCCCCAAACGATTGTACTTGCTTCGTGAATCATAATCATTGCGCCTGCACCCATTATAACTTCATCTGCTGCAAGTGGTGGTAGTGACGCTGCTGAACATGCCCAACCATCTATATGAACTGTTATTTTTGCGTTATGTTTCTTTTTATGATTCATCAAACGGTTATAAATAGCGATCCCGTCAAATGCATCTCCACCAGGTGAATTAAGATGAATAACTAAGTCGTTTGAGCCTGCTTGTTTTAAAGCGTTGTCCACATCTGCAGCTGATGTTGAATCGTCCCACCATGAATCGCCGATAATGCCGTAAATTGTTAATGTAGATTCTTTCTTATCTTCATCATGAACAGCAACAAAATTATGCGGAATTTTTTTTAATTGTTCTTCATACTTTTCATTCTTGAATTTTAGGAACTTCATTCTTCTTTCTCACCTCCTTCAGATGAATTCATTTCGGTATAGTTTTTCGTGATAAAGTATTCTTCCATGAATGGGATATCAACAATATCCATACCTATTTCTGTTCTAATTTCATTACCATTCATGATGCCTGATGACCTTAATTTATCGATAGCAGTTGCAAGGTCGAAAATACTTTGATGAGAAACAACCTTCGCATCTAAATGAGTACCGTTTAGATAATCTTTCTTCTCTATAAATTTCCCATTAACTTCATCTTTAATTTTCTTCAGGAAAGGTTTAACTGTGAAAGTAAGGTAATTTTGCATTTCTCCGCTAATATCAGCCATTTCGCCATAAAGCAATCCAGTAGGAATACCAATAGCCATTGCTACTTTGTCTAGGAAACCATCTGTCAATTTGTTGATTTCATCCACAGACTGAATACCATTACCACTACCACTAAAATGCTCTTTGTATTCAAAACCTGGCTGTTGCGGAACAATGGCAATTTCGTTTTTTCCGATAGCTCCATACATTTTATTAATAAATTCCTGAAGTTTCGACACACCATCCTTAGTTTTCGCGGTGTTTGCATCCATATTTACCGTAGATCGTATTTGATTTTTACGTTTTTGTGATTCCAAAACTCGTCCAAATAAATCTCCGTAATCTTTGTAAACACTATCAATCAACGGTGTTAGTTTTTCGTTGCTATAACGCAAGTGTAAAACTTCGGATTGTTTATAAGAACGTTTAAACTCAAAATCGTTAACGACTACTTTTGAAAATGTATCTTCATATACTGCGTATTTGCTATGAACAAAGTCATCTGCAATTAATAGATCCTCATCATCAGCTTGTATAATTAAACATTCATTTTCATTAATCAATTTATCGACTACCGTTTGCCAAAAAGTAGATGCCGTCTGATTCTTATTCGGCCGTACATTTAACCGATAATACAGTTCATCTTTTTGATACTTGCCATCTTTTTTTAATCGAAATTCGGATTGTGCAATTGTTCTTGCCAAAAATGAAACGCATGTATTAATGGCTAACCTTTTCATTTGCACTCGATTAGCTGTCTCTTGAAAAATGTCATAATCAAACAAGAATTCTAACTCACTATTTCGTTTAAAAACTGCATCTAAAAACCCAATATTTATCACCTCCTTTAAAAATTAATATCAGCAAATGCAAATGAACTTCCTACGATAATTTCTTCTGATCTATACATGCCGTGAACAAATGCCTGGAAGCCATCCGTTTTTCGTTTGACTGGTTCTTTCTTTTGATATTCCTTATTTCCTCGTTTATCGATAGTTACTAGGACATTATTTGTGTACCAACGCATTACGGGATTGTTTCCAAAAATAATTTTATGATTAGCAAATGCCGTTTCAATCCGGGGTGCCAATAAACTGTGGATGGCACGTGGATTTTTTATAACCTCAACTTCAAATCCTTCCGCTTCAAACAAAGGTTTTAAAATCTCCATCCGGAAATTATCCGCAATTATTTTTTTAATCACGAAATACTTACGCATATCAACAAACCATTGAACGATAATGTGTGGATCAATAGTTGGTCCATCCACAACTGATAACAACCCTTGTTCTTCCCACTCGCGAATAGGAGCAAGTTTCTTCTGATTCTTTGCGTTATCATTTTTCTTTTTTGAATAAGCGTAATGTTTATCGACAAATTCTTTTCGAACATACGAATGAGTTTTGAAAATATAATTTTCTTCTTCATCTCTAAATAGCAAACCACATGCTGCAAAGTCACGGATACTCGCATAGTCCAAACAACCGATACATTCTTCATATAATAAATCTGGCATTTCACGATTTGTCGCTTCAATTTCTTCCCATGTTGCTACTGATTTTTCTAAATCAACTTTTGGAAGGTTCATACGTTTTGTTATGAATTCTTCATAGTTCGACGGATCTTCTTCTAGTTCTTCATATTCTTCATAAATAGTATCTAAAAGACCTTGAGCATAATCGCTACGTGGTTCACTCAACATCGGATTAGGCATTTCCCAATTTGAGGGATCATCAACTTGACTTTCATCATCCAACTTGCAGACGAAGGGAAATAAAGCATTCGGTCGGGCATCACCAGATAAAACTTTCAGTGCCTTTTCTTTCATCTTGTCCAAGAACCCATCGCGCACATATCCATCTGTGCCGATATAAAATTCACGTGGATTAGGTTTTTTACCTGAACCAGAAATATGAACGCGGACATCTTTATTACTTTCGAATTGGTGAGTTTCATCGAAGACAACACAACCATCACGCAAACCATCTTTCGTTTCACCGTTCGAAGTTCGAAATTTCAAAATCGATCCAGTTTTCTTATTCGTAATTTTCTCTTTAGTGCGTGCCCACATCTTTTTTAATGTACTGCTACGACCAATCACTCCATATGTTTCATCAAATGAAGTCTTGGCTTGTTCTTCGCTGTTCGCAACAATTGAAACGTTGTATTCACGAATACCGTGTAATGGACTTGTTAAGAAATGTGTAACAACGGAAATCAAACCATTCTTACCAGCACCACGACCAATCATCCAAAAATGCTTTCTGTAAAAAACACGGTCATTCTTTTTGAAAAACAAAAAGACGAATGCTATTAAAAACTTCTGGAATGGACCAAGTGGAAAATACCACTTCTCACCAAACTTTATACAGTTCTCAATCATTTCGTCATTGAAATACAAATCATCTCGATTCAATACATGCCCTCGCAAATAATCAATCAACATGACTCGTTCTTTATTTAGTTTTATCTTGCCGGATTCATAGAGTTGAATATATTCGTCAACGTACTTGTTGCTAATCAAACCAAATCAGCATCCTTAGGTTCGTCTTCCACAGTTGATGCAGAGGAGGAGGTCCCTTCACTAATGAAATTGAACGTTCTTTCGAGCGCAATCAATTGTGAATTAATTTTTGTTTTATCATTTAAAGCAGGATTTGATTTGATGAAACGTTGCTTCCCATTTTCAAAAACAACAGTAGCGCCTTCACGTTCAATCGCTTCGTCGCACAGTGCATCGATTTTCAACAGCTCAATATACCGCTGTACTTTCTTAACTTCCATCAAGTCTTCTGTATCAATCTTGCTCATTAATTGATCGTGCAGCTGCTCAATCATTTGTGACAAATTAACCCCTCCCCCCTACATAGTCTCTACG